ATGTATGATAAGGAGAGATGATATGTTTAATATGTTAATGAAATTCAAAGCTACTAAATTTGACGGAATGTTTGAGGCTACTAACTCTTCTGAGCCTTGTTTCGTTGAATTTGTACCTACTATTGGTTGGGTAGCAACCTTCGATAAATTGAATGCTAAAGGTAACGTAGTTGGCGGTGAAGAAGAGTATTTTAAGACTGCTAAAGATGCTATCAAATGGTTAGAAACTAAAGTTTCTTTTACAGTTGAAATGGAGAAAGTATAATGTTTAAAGTTAACTATACAATGTTCGATATGCTGGATAAAACTTCTCAAGGCTTTGCTTGTAAGAGAGATGCAGAGAAGTTTCTTAAAACTATTAAACGTAACGAAGCAGTAACAAAAGCTGAGTTAGTCTCAGCTTAACTACTTTAAACTAGTTATAAAAAAAGGGCCGCGTGAGCGGCCCTAGTTATTTCCGAACTCTTAATTCTTATGTTAAGATGTTGTCTACGCGGAAGATTCTGTAGTACTGGTTTGTACGAGCTGTAGCAAGACCATCTGCAGGTGCAGCACCTACGAATGGGTTAGACGCCATGCCATAACGAGTTTTAAACCCGATACGTGGCTGGAAGTCATTCTCACCTACTGCACGTACCATTGTGAGCGGTACGTATGGGCAATAGAACAGACCAGCATCATAAGGGTTAGTACCTTTATAACCTACGTTGATATAATCTGTAGTTGCATATGGGTCGATATAAACGCGGATACGGCCATTCATAACACCTGCGAAAGTATTACCTGTGTCGTCTACGTTCAAGTTGGTTGACAACGCTGGGCTGTAATCCAACATACCGGAAGCTGCAAGAGCTGAAGCAACATCAGAAGAGCAGATAATAAAGTTACCTTTACCTCTACGAGTTTCTTTTGCGATTGTGTTAGCTTCACGGTCAAGCTGCACGCCCAGACCTTTGAACTTCTCTGCTGACCAACGACCATCTGCATCACTTGACAAGTCAAAGATACCTTTGGTTGTTACGTTTGCTTGAAGTGCACCGATTTTAGCTTGGCTATTGATTGTGCGAACTACTTCACGGTTAATTTCAGCCAAGATTTCAGTTGACAAGATGTTTGCCAATTCTGTCTCAGCGTCAAGACCGTGGATAGCTTTCAAATCTTGTGCAAGCTCGAGTGTATACTCTGCTTTCAATGCACGTGACTTCGCTGTCACAGTTGCTTTTTCAATGGTGAAGCCCATTTCAGCAAATGACTCACCAGTGTTACCTAGTGCTTCAGCTTCTGCTGTAGAGTATGCGTCACCTGTTACTGGTACATAAGATGAACCGGAGTCAGCAATAGAACCGCCACCATCTGTATCAGATACACCAGCAAGCCCTGATGGACCTTCTGAACCACCTGAAGTGGTAGATGAGTCACCTGAGTAGTTAACAAGTGCTTCGCTAAACAACGCTTCGTCACCATTTGATGCACCAGCTTTAGTTGTTTTGTACTTGGACTTCATTGCGAAGATCAAGCCAGTTGGACCTGACATTGGCTGAACGCCACAAATGTCATAAGCCATCAAGTTTGGCATCGCACGACGTACAAGTGAAATCAGAATTGGATTCCAGTTAGCAGCTGCACCTGTTGAGTTACCTGCTGTTTCGTTAAGTTGACCCTGCTCTTGCAAGGCAATTTCTGTATTCTCGAGAACGACTGCGGTTACTGCACGCTTAGAGGCATTTTCAATTGCGCCTGCTGAAGATTCGTTAAGTACCGGAGCCCATTTTTCTACGAGACGGTCATAAGTATTCATTTCCATAATAGGATCTCCTGGGTTATTTATTTGTTTTTCTCAAAGCACTGACATAGTCAGCCATCAAACCTGATACTTGAACAGAATTATCAGTATCTTCTTCTATATCTTCTACAATACTAGAAGTAGCAGTTTTTTGGCTAAAATAAGCTTCTTTAAGAGTTGCAACTTTAGCTGCAAAATCTTCTTCAGAAGTATATTCTACACTTTCAGCGAGTGAGGTTAGTTTTTCTACTTGAGTTTCAGCCAAGCCTCTAGCCGCTTCGCGAATAATCGCTTCACGTTTATAGCCATCTAGCTGCTCTTTCAAGTCCATTACATCTGCAATTGCTTTATTATGAGCTTCTTCTAGCTCTTCATGTGCTGTTGCAATTTCATCTACTAGGTCAACTCTAGATTCTGGAACTTCAACATAAGATTCGGTAAACAAGTCTTTAAGACCGTTCATAAAACCTTCTGCAATCTCAGCGCGAAGCCCTGATTGTACTGCAAGTTTGTTGTCTTCCATCCATTGCTCAACCACGTAGTCGAGGTAGCTATCAACTTTCTCTACGAGATCGGTCTTCGCTGTTTCAACTTCTTCTGCTAATTGCTCAGCATATTCAGTCTCCAAACGATCAATCTCTTCGGAAAGCTTTGTTTTTACCGCTGCTTCAAAAATTACTGCTGTTTTAGCTTTAAACTCATCGCTGAGAGTAGCTTCAGATTCTACAAGAGCATTTAGGTCGTCACTAAAATCTCCATCAAATTCGATATTTTCGGCCTTCATTGTCTTGCCAGCAGTCTTTAATTCAGACGGTTGACTGTTGCTCTTATCACCCTTACGCTTTGCAGCTTTAGGGCCTTTTTTCTCAGCCGCATCTACAGATGCAACCGATTGAGCTTCAGCATTTTTTGGATCGTGAGCTTCTTCGATTTCCTCGTCGAGCTCAAAGTCCTGGTCTTCTACTTGATCAGTCATATTGATCTCCTTAATTATAATTGTTTCAATAACGAGAGGAAATTTTTAAACTCACGAGTCTGAACCTCATAAAGGTCAGAACGTGGAGCACGTTTAATTTCAGTCTCTATTTTTTCAATTTCTCGAGCTTCAATGATGCCATTATTCCAGATCCAATCTACACCTTCCATTATTCCATTAACAAAAGCATTTGGTGCAGATGGGTCTTGTACGATATCAACCGTATTAAGCATAAAGTCATCTTTGACGTACATAGTACCGCTACGTTGCTCGAGGCTACCCATACCACGAGTTGAGACACCGAGTTGAACACCACCTTCTAGTAAACCTTTGACGATATTACCCATTGGAGTATCCAAGATTCGTGCCTTACCCATAACATCATTTCCCTCAAATTTGAGTTCTGTGATCTTATGAGATACTTTATCCAAGTTAACAGTAGGTCCATCAGGGTGATTTAATTCACCGACCGCTCTGTTCTTGGAAACTTGTTCATCGACATATTTCTTAACAGCAGATTCCATAACTGCTTTAGGATATACTCGACCATTTCTATTCTTAGATTCAGCTTGCATGAAGACTCCTTCAATGACGTGAGTCTTTGAACCGTCTTCTTTCTTCTCAACAATGCACTGAACATTCGTTTCAGTATATTCTGTAATTAGCTTCATCTATATTAACCTTTGTATTGCTTTATAAACTCTTTACCCATTTTCTCAGCTTCTCTCTGAGTCCTATAGGCATCAAGCTTTTCGCCATCAATGTAAACAACAAACATATTCTTCTCTTTATGAATCATAAGGGAAATACGATTTATTCTTTTATCGTATACATGAACACCAGGAGGCATTCCCTTCTTCACAACTTCTCTAATATGTTTAAATGTTTTTGTCATCTTTGTTCTAACTATTATTTATAATTATTTTAATTTCAACTAATCATGTTCTTCATCTTCTAATTCTGCTTCAATTTCTTCATCTGTGATATCATCATCTTCAATATCGCTTTCCTCATCTTCATCACTAGTTTGTCCGAACATCTGTCCAGCAACAGAGATTTTCTCTTGCTCTAGAGTATCACCCATTTTACTTTTCATAATCTCTGCAAACGTAGGCCCTGCTTTGCCAAAATCTTGATTTGCCACATCATTAATTAAATCTTCAACGTTCATTATTATCTCCACTATTATCATTAGTATTATTTATATTACTTTGCTCATCTTCATCATTATCAATCTCACCAGAAGCTTGCTCTGCTGCTATTTGGGTTTTCATATCTTTTATTTCTGCATCATCTAGATGCAACACCTTTTTCATAACATATTCTTTAGAGAAAAACTCTCCGACATACTGCTGCATATTATCTAACGTTTGTAATCTATTCTGGAGAAGCTCTGCATCTTTAAGCTCAGTGAAATGATTATCCCTTACAAAATCAACAACAACGTCTGTCTGCCAGTTTTCCCAATCTTCAGTAGTAATAACTTGCTTCATAATGAGCTGTTTCTTCAAAATCTCAGTAAACAGCATAGAAAAACGTCTTCTTAGACGATCAATAAACTTTTGAAATTTTATCTCATCTCTATTAATTTCTGTAGATCTGCCTAGTGAGAACTGAGACTCTTGCTCAAGTCTATTAATAGGAACGTTTAACGAGCGATATAGACGTTTTTGGAAATATATAATGTCATCGATTTGTCCGAGATTTTCACCACCTGGCAAAGTTGAGATTTCTGTTCCACGACCGCCTTCCCGACGAGGGAGCCAAAAGTCTTCAAGCATCGACATATGTTTGCGATCATCTCTAATCTTCCCAGTATCTGCATCATAGACTAATTTATTACGGTAACGAGCCATAATATCTTTCATATAAGTTTCAGCTTTACCTCTTGGTAAATTACCTACATCAATATAAAAAATTCGGCGTTCAGGTGCTCGAGCCAGCCTGTAAATAACTAGCGAGTCTTCCATCATACGTAATTGGTTAATAGGTTTTAGAGCTTTATGTAAATAAGAAACCACCTTCTTACGATCTACATCTAGTAAGCCAGATGTAACATAGGAAATAGAGTCACTAGACAATTTTACCCCTTGATTAGTGCTTCCTGGTTTCTCCTGATAAATGTAAAATTCGTTTACATTTTGTATTAGAGTAGCGCCTGTTGCAGGGTCTTTATTTTTCTTTACCTCTTTGACTTTACGAATCTTTGTAGCATCAATAGGTCTAATTTCTTGAATACCCGCTTTAAGATTTTTGTCATCTACAACTAAATGATGGTATATTCTACCATCTATATACCATCTTCTAAAAATATCATGCCCTAAATCTGTAAAGTTGAGCATAGAACAAATTTTATCAAACTCATCTTGTATGAGTTTTTTAACTTGATCACTAAGACCTTCTGCATTATCTAAAACAAGTGATACAGGAGATTGGTTCTCACTAGATACTACACTTTCGTTAACAATATCTTCTACAGCCGCATCTACTTCTGAATGAGTTGCAACTGCTCTATATTGTTTAATAAGCTGTAAATTATCTTTACCGTGGTCATCTTCACCTAAGTTTACATATGTGCCATAATGTGCACCAGCTGCAGTAACATAGCCAGCACCATCCTGATCAACAGGAGGTACAATAGATTGCATATTTTCAGCATTCTTATCTTTAGCTCGTTTTATTTCAAAACCAAATAATCTAAGTCCGTCGTTATCTGCCATACTAATTCCTAAACTGTGTTGTGAGGGGCCATTACAGCCCCTCTACTCACTTATTTATCGTGTTAAGATGTAGTAGATGTTTCCCAGTATTGTACTTGGAACTCTACAGAGAATCTCTCAATCTCATTTTCTGCAGCATAACTCAGATCAATTGGAGAAATACCTGTCGGGAAACACCCTCTAAAGTTATACGTCTTCAATGTAGATCCATCTTTGTCGAGTTGCTCAACTACTAGATCTGCTTCGTAATCAACAGGGTTGGTTAACCCGGTATTTGCAGAGTGTGCATTTATACCGTTCATCCAACGCTCCATTGCGTCGCGAACATTAAAGTCTGTATCGTTAATAATAGTAGGAGTCCACACATCAAATGTACGATCCCCTGCTATCTTTAATTGTCGACCACGGAAGGGAACAATGATCGGGGTTACTGTTGAGCCAGGCAACTGAGCCGCCTCGCACAAGAATGATGTAAGCTCTACATCACCGTTAGCATACCCAGGAAAGTTAATAGTCGCCTTAAATAAATTGGGACGAGCACCACCACCACGAAGCTTTGCTTTAAAATCATCTACGCCTAATATTGCCATCTGTTATCTCCTTATACCTGTAATCCAGCGACTTCTTCGAAGTCTACACCAGATCTAACAGCTACAAAATTAAGAGTGATGTAGTTAATAGACCGCGCAGGTTTGATAAAGATGTTCGCTACGAACTCATTTCTATCAATAACTGCTCCAGTGTTGTTTGTTTCGTCACATACAACTCTAAAATCTGTAATACCTCTGCGACCTTTAATCTCTCTCAAGAATGGCTCTACAATGTTTACAAACTCTGCTCTAGTGAATTCATCGTTTAATTCAAACAATGTATTTCTAGCAGCTAAAGCAATAGCTCTTTCTACTACATTAAATAGGCGACGCACATTAATACGATCAAATGCACTCGGTCTATTCATATGAGTTTTATCACCATATAGTAAAATACCCTGTCCAGGTAAATTTGCTATTGGGTTAATGCCTGCTTTATATAGAGTGTCTCTCTGAGCTTTGGTAGGTGTATAAGCTAAAGAAGTGACTCCGAGATATGACCCGCGACGAGAACCTGCTGGTGAGAACCAAGGAGCAGCTTCTGCATCAGCTGCTGCCATAATACCAGCAGTAGCCCCAGCAGCAGGAATATTTACATATTTGTCATTATACTTATCATATACTTTTAACCAGTTGTTATCTACAAAGAGATAAGAGCTATATGTATAGTCTGCTACATCAGCAATAGTAGCTGTAACCGGATCTGCAGATCCTACTACAGAAGCACTAGCTGGAGAAGTTATGACAACACAATCTTTACGAGTAGTACCTGCTGTTACAACCATGTCATCCACTACAATTTCTTGATCAGAAGCAGAAGCATAGCCTGGTGCAATCATAAAGTCAATAGAGATAGTATCTTTATCGTTAAATACATCTAAAGCTGTTAATGTTTCGGAAGTGGTTATTGTTGTATCAACACCACCAGCAAAAGAAAGAGACGCATTAGAGTCGAGAGCGTCGTTAATTCTTACGTAATTAGAAGATCTGTTAATTACATTTTTTTCATAATTAGTAGATCCATCTGCGAGAGTAGCAGAAGAAGAACTAGATACGAAAGAATATCTTTCAAGTACAGCACCAGCTGTACCAGTAATAACTCCATCTTCGTCTGTTACTAATATGTGACGTTCATTTCCTGTTGGAGCAGCATCGAATTGAGATGTAAATGCTGCACTAGCTCCAGTCCATGTTACTGGACCTGCCACTGCCATCTTAATAGAATTTCCTAATGTACCTGGATGTTTTGCAAATGCTGAGCCTGACCAGGTTCCATTATCCCATGCATCGTCGTTTTTAATCAGTACAGCTCCACCAGCTGAATCAGCTGCCGCGTTTCTAGCTGCAGAGTCAACTGCTCTTGAAACCTGTAATGAGTTTGAGTATCTTAAAAAGCTCGCTGCAGTCAAAAAGTCTACAGCAAATGTATTATCTGGAGCGCCAAACGTTGAGGCAAGAGTAGCTTCGTTATCTACTATTACAGCCTGTTCGCAAGGACCCCAGCGGAATTTACCAGCAAATGCGCCAGTAGTAGATTGTACATTAGGCACACCGCCTGTAAGATCTACTTCCTTAACAATTATAGCTGGAGATTCGGAAGGTACGCCTATCGCCATTTTTATTTCCCTTTTCCAGTAATCGAATTATATGTTGTCATAATACGGATATTCAATTACTGGTATTTATAATTCTTATTATTTAGTAAGCCGCGCCCCAATCTTCGACCCATTTCCGTGTATTCCACGCATCTTGTTGCTCTTCTTGTTCTGCTGCATCTATTCCATCATCAATAAACCCAAACGGTAGTACATCTTCTTCTATAGCTTTCATTTGCTGTTCAAACATCATAGTTTTAATATTAACATCGGTTAGTTGAGAAAAATAATTACCTGTAGCAAAGTATCCAAACATAACCAAGTTCATCATAAGATCATCGTGATTACCATCTGAGGCCTCATATGATTGACCCTTAGATATAAATGTGCTACATTCTAAAATAGTATTCTGATCAACTAGCTCTAGCTTCTTTTCTTCTAAAAGATCTTTAATACCAGAACAACCAATACGCTTAGTCTTTCTAGTAATTTCAACTCCTAATCTATTTGACTTTACTGCTGATTCAATAAACATATTTTCATACTCTAAATCATAATATAATCCGTTACATACTAAAGCCCCTTGATCATTTGATTCAACAACCACCCAAGCTTCATTATAGACTTTTGCATATTTATAAATAATATTAGGGAAGAGTAGTGGAGAGATAAGATTATTGCGATACACAGCCACCTGTTTAAAAGGTCTAGTGCTAATATCGATTACATTAAAAGTAGAAAAATCCTGTCCTCTTCCTTTAGAAACATCTACAGTCATCACATACTGATGATCCTTTTTTGGTTCTTTATAGATCCAGATGCTATTACCTTCTATTAATTTTAAAGGTGGTTCAGCTCTGAAACCCATTAAGGTTTCAGCATTGATAAGAGTATCACCAGTTCCAAAAAACGTATTACCAAACTCTTGATCAAACTGTAATTGACTTGTGTTAGCTACAGTTTGAGTCTTCCATTCTTCATCTCTTCCAGGAACATCCCACCAGTCAACTCTAAATGATTTATACTCATTTACCTCTTGTACTGCACCTGTCCATATCTTTTCAAATTGATTACCAATACCATTAGCTGTAGAAGTAATAATAACTTTAGTTTCTTTACCTGATGATACCACTGGATATGTTGATGTGTAAAACTCAGCTGCATTCTCAACAAAAGCAAACTCGTCAAGATACAAAAGGTTAACAGACATACCCCGAATCGAAGATCCTGATGTAGCTGCTGATACTATTCGACTGTTGTTAGAAAATTCAATAGATCTTTTGTTTAATGCTTTACACCCAGGCTGTAAGAAAAACGGTAAATGCTCTAACATGAGCGTTACTCTCCCAAGCATCTCTTGAGCTGTTGCTCCTTTGTTAGCCAATATAGCAATTACTTTTTCTGGATGAAAGACAGCATACCAGAGAAGATAAGCAACTGAAGATATTGATTTACCTGATTGACGACATGCAAGAACAATACTAAATCTATTATCATTAAAATGATTAAACATTTGCTCTTGATAAGGATACAGTTCAAACGGAACTAATCCATAATCAACATGAATAATCTTACAATATTGAGTTGCAAAATATCCAGGATCTTTTAAGCACTTAGAGTATTCTAATATTTCGTTTCCAGAAAAATTATGAATAACTCCATCTCTTTTTATATTTGAGTTACCGAGATAGGTATCATTCATCTTTCTTGTAATCGCTAATGTCAACTACTTTGTCCTCATCATTATCTAAAAGCATACGCTGCAAATCACTAGTGGAGCCTACAAACAAGTTATTTGTAGTTTGGTTAGGAAGCTCTACTGGGACATCTTCTTTATCGAAGTCTTTTTTCTTTTTATGTAGATCTAGTAAAGACCCATTAATATCACCCATATTTTTCATCATATTTGATAATACTTCAAAAGCTCGAGGATGCTCTGTAGCTCTTGCTACTTCCATCATATCTTCTAATGCCGAAGACCCTTTAGCTAATAAGTCATGATAAATTTGTCTTGAATATTCAAAATCATTATCAGCAGTTTGTTTTTTCTCTGTCATAATTATGCACTATCAAAATCAAATAAACTATTATAGTCTGCTGAATCATTAAACCCAAAATCGCTATCTGCAGAAATACTAAACGGATCAGGTCTTGTACGAAACTTAGCTACTTGTAAATCTGAATCTAAAAGCCCTCTATCGATTTCATATATATTAGTGAGAGCTGTTCTAACTACTTTAGAATCAGCAATTGCTCCATAAAAATTAACTCTCATATCAAATGTAAGAGTGTATATAATAGTTCTTCTTGTCTCTAAGGGACTTTCATAATCATCTGTAAAGTCAACTCCTATAAGAGCAATTGGAATATCTTCTTTTATATCCGGATAGTCAGCAAATGGTTTCATAGTCAAACTATATTGAGGATTAAAAGTTGGTAAAATTTGTTCTACTATCTGTAAAGCATCATCTTGATTCTTAGCATATATGCTAAGCTGAAATCCTACATTATAAGGTACGAAACTATAGAACTTATTTCTGTTTCCATATCCAGTGCCTCCTTGAGTAAAATTATTTGACTTTTGCAGTTGCCTTGATGCGTCATATTGTATAGAGGTAATCTCAAAAGACATACGAGGCAACTTAATAGCTACCTTAGTATCAGTATCTAAGTCAGGATTCTCTCTTATTCTATCTAAAAACTTTCTCTTAGGTCCATAAGATAGAGGTACTTTTACTTGACTTATAACTTGATTAGAAGCATTAGTTCTTATTACATATAGGTTATTAAACAGCGCACCAAATACTGCTACGCTCTTTCTAAGTTTCTGATGATAAAAATGAGTACCAAACATTGTTAACCTTTATAAATCTTTTGTAAATGATCTTCGAATTCTTCAACCTTAGCTAATCTATTTGGCCAGAGAATATAATCTTTTTCTGGATTCTTTTTTAAGTTATTTAACAGAGGTACAATGGCATTGTAAAGAGTATTTAGTCTTTCCTCTGCAGAGGAAGCTGCTACAGTAACTTTTTGTACTGCTTCTAGTTCATCTTCATCAACTGCTGTAAATCCAAAATCAAAAACGTCCATTAGTTATTCTCCGGATCACCAAATGGGTTACCTTCACTAAAGTCTAAGAAATCATCTATGATATTAGAGAAGTCAAGATTCTGTTCGTTTTGAGATATCTGATTATCTTCGGATACACTACTTACGTTAGCAATAGATTTAGCTCCAGCTAAATTTATATCAGTTGTTCCTATGACTTGAAGTCCTGATACAAATTCATGGTATTTACCATCATTAGCACCAATATGAATTAGTTTAAGAACATTATCTGAATCAGAAAATCCTGCAACTTCTCCTGACATAATAACCCCAGATGCAAGAGTTTGATTTACTGTCTCTCCTATTGTAAAGCCTGTGCTAGCACTATCGAGAGTAAGTAAATATTCATACGCATAATCTCTCTCAATGTCATCTATAACATCTACACCGGTATCTAAATCTTCGTCATTATATTCGAATAACTCAGCTCTTAATTTATATACAGATAGGTTGCTCAACTGGTAGAAAGGTTGCTCGTGCTCAACAGCCATAATTTGGAACATTGAATTAGATAGGGGTAAATAAACTAGATCACCTTCTTTAGGTCTTTCGCTATTAATTTCATTATCAAATCTGTTTACTGTAGTAGTCCATCTACGTCTCGCAACTACAAAAGTAGCTTGATCTCTAATCTCTACCCCAAACTTAGTAAATAAGTCACCTTCACCATCAAATCCATCTACATTTTCTATATACATTTCTACTTTGTAAGAAGAGTTAAATCTTGAAGGAACATCATCTCCGAAAATTCTGTCTTCATTTACTATATCTCTAGGTAGATAGTATACATCTTGACCGTACATTTTAAGAGATTCTATGACGATATCTTCGTATAGATTTTGTTCACTATGTACTTTTTGGCTGAAGTATAAATTAGTAGCCATGAATTATCCTACAAAAAAGTCAACTGGGAGTTCGTGATCATTTCTTAATTTTTCTCTCAGTCTTTCTAACTCCTGCATAGCGTCTTCAAACAATTGACGACCATTAAGAGTTACTCCTCCAGGTAATTGCATACCTTCAAATTTTATAAGGTTAGATCCCCATTGCTGTTTAATAAGAGCTGTAGTATATTCCTTTAACCACATATCATTCCATACAGCCGTATGGTCGTTCGTATCTATAATACTATAAACTTCTGCTACAATATATTCACCAGCTTTAATATCTTCTTCTTCAAACTCACCATGTATATAAAGTCTATTCTGTTTTCTTACATAATCTACTTGAGGAGATCCATTTAATCTCATATCAAGCAATGACATATATTGTTGTACTTGCTCATAGTAAGCAAGGTCTCCAATATAAGAATGCATACTTGCTATATCATTTAAATGCATTTGATATTTTACACTAAACATATTGCGAGTAAATAAAGAAGAAGATACTTTAAATAATTTAGTTACATGTTGTACATTAGTAGATAAAGGTATATACTTATTAGTAACATCGTCACTTGTAACTAAATGCTGTAAATAACCTCTATAAGTTCCTTCAGAGTGATACTCTCTATAATATTGTAAAGCTTCATCTACTCTATCTTCTAACTGGTCTTCATCCACATTTATTTCAATGACAGGATCACCTAGTCTGCGCAAGCAGTAATCTATAAGTCCTTGTCTAGTGCTTGGATTGGCCATTTCTTATTCCTATTTTACTGTATTTATCTTAGTTCAAAAGAGTACCAGCTGCATTGTATACATCAATACGATAATGAGAACCGTGCTGACCGTCTAACTTATCTGCATCAAGCCCTTTTCCTGTTCCGCCAAAATAAGCATTCAGTTCACTTGAATCAACACTAATAATACCTGAAGTGTTGTTGTAAGCTAATCCAAAGCCTCCTGAGACAGCAGTTCTTGACAATTCTTGAGTATAAACAGGCTGTACAAAGGATCCTCCGTCAGCTGTATTAATAGTTAAAGCTCCAGTACCTGAGTCAAAAGAAGTACTAGAAACTCCAGCTACTGATACAGTACCGATGCTATCGATATGACCAAAATCATCTACTTTAATAACAGGGACTAAAGAAGCAGATCCGTAAGCACTACTAGCTATACCTGCTGATTTTCTTATATGGATCATTTTTTCAAACGAACCACCATCAGCAGTGTTAATTTTATAATTTTGAGTAGCACTATCAAATACAACAGAAGATACACCAGCTACTGATACAGTTCCTATACTATCAATAAACCCAGATGAATCTACTGTCATTACAGGAACTAAAGCAGCAGATCCGTAAGTACCAGCTGTAACAGATGTATTACCAGATCTGTTAAAGTCAGCTGTAATTAAACCTGCACTAAAATCTCCACTACCATCTTTTGATACTAGAGTACCAGAAGTAGGTAATGTAACTCCTGTTGTTCCTGTAGTTGTTAAGGTAGTAGCATGAGCACCACTTGTAGTTAAATTGCCTGCTAGGGTAAGATTGCCTGTAAGACTGATAGTTCTATCTGCATTATTGATATCTAGAGTAAGAGTTCTATCCGCTGTTAATGCTGGACTTGCATTATTAGATACTATGAGAGTTTCATAATCAGAAGTTGTTGCATCTCTAAGACCAAAAGTCGTGATATCATTAATAGACAGAGGTCCGTTAATATCAGCCCCGTTTATAGTAGGACTAGTTAAAGTTTTATTAGTAAGAGTTTGAGTTGCTTGAGCACCAATTACAGTATCTCCACTTACCGCTGCGCTAAGTTGGGATAGAGTAGTAACAAGAGTGTTGTTACTCAAGTTTATTGTTTTATTTGTTAGAGTTGTGGTACCAGCAACTGTAGCAATATAGCTGCTATCTACAGTCAATGTAGCATCTAAAGAGTGTGCAGCAGAAGGTAGATTAAAACCTGGTCCAGCAGATAATGATCTTACATAGTTACCACTGGTACCTGAGTCTAGTAAAATTGTTGTAGCGCCAATAATTGTTACAATCCCAGCAGAGTCTACTGGGTTTTCACTAAATGAAGTACCTAAAAAGTTACTAAGTTTTTGTACCATCTTTACACTTTCTTATGGTTATGCCTGCGCTTCGCCCCAACGAAGCTGAATTGTACCCTTCACATCACCTGACTTAGTAAAAGCATTAATAGCAAGAACATCTGGTCCATCTGGATATTTG